AGATGGCCGCGACCGAGTGGCTGGAGCGCGCCGATTGGTACAGCAGCCGCGGAATGCAGGATTACGCCAACGAGTGCCGCCAGAAGGCGATCGCTCTTGAGCAAAGGCAAGCCGCATGACCGGCTGCACGTCCTTCCTCGTCAATCTGATGACGACCCCTGATGGCAGGCTGGTGAAGGCCGATCCTGCAAGGTTGGCTCAGAAGTATCTGCCCGGACATTCCTGGGGTGAGGAGTGGGTGAGGTTTAGTCTTCAGTGTTGGATGAGGCGTTCGCGATGAGTTGGCCCATCCCTGAACGGCGTGACCACCTGACCCGCCTTTATTTGGCGCGCGTCCCGTTTCGCATCATCGCTGCCGAGTACGGCGGCACAGAACAAGGCGTCCGCTCGACCGTCCGCAAAATGCGTGAGCGGGGAGAACTACCTGATCGTCCCCAACCCCAGCGGGGGGAGTGGGCATGACGATCCATTACCACGGTCTGCCTGTGACTCCGAAGGCGGTGCTGTATGAGCTCGCCGGCGCGCACTTTTGCGTCTCCCACGCATCGCCGCACCAGGTCCGGATTGCCCACGAGATCGGCCAGTCGGTCATGCTCGACAACGGCGCGTTCTCCGTCTGGAAGCGCGGTTACACGCCCGATTGGGACGCCTACTACGCATGGGCCGACGAGTGGCTCGACTATCCGACAACCTGGGCTGTCATTCCCGATGTCATCGAAGGTGACGAGCACGACAACGACTTGCTCCTGAGGGCGTGGCCCCATCGGAACAAGGGTGCGCCCGTCTGGCACATGCACGAAAGCTACCGGCGCCTGCTCGAGCTGATCGAAGCCTTTCCGCGAGTCTGCATCGGATCTTCAGGGGAATACGCTGAGGTCATGTCGGAGCCATGGCAGCGGCGCATGGATAGTGCGTGGCGCGAGATCACGGCGCGCTTCGGCCGCACTCCCAACATTCACATGCTGAGAGGCTTGCAGCTCATCCGTGAGCGGTGGCCATTCGCCTCGGTCGATAGCACCGACATCGCCCGTAACCACAATCGAGACGGCAACACTGCCGCCAAGATGCGAGCACGCTGGGACGCCGGCCAGTGTCCACCTCGCTTCATCGACCCCGGCGAACAACTGGAGTTGGCAGCATGACGACAAAAACTAAGCTGCCCCTGAAGCGAGGCGATAAGCTGGTGTGGGCGCGATCACTAAGCAGTCGGCCGCTCGCAGTTACTGCCCTCGAGACTGTGACCGTTGCATCTTGTGGTGAGTTTGCGCCGCTTGCCGTCACTTTAAAAGAGGTCGCTGGCATCTTCCCGCTGGGATGGTTCGACCGCGCCGCATGACGAAGTTCACCAGCATCGGGACCGTCATATCGGTCGGGCACAACAGCCCTGAAGGCGTAGCTCACGGCCATTCCTACGAGGTCTGGGTGAAGTACCGCTTCGGTCCCGACATGCGCCGACTGCGTGAGCAGGTGGAGACCGTCACAAAGCGGCTCGACCACACGTTCCTGCCGGACGAACTCTCGCTCTCCGAGAATCTAGCGGAACACATCGGCAAGCAACTTCCAGGATGTCTCGAGGTGGCATGCAGGCGCCCGCTGGAGATGTGGGCAGGTGGATGGGTGAATCCGAACGTAGCGTAAGGAGGGGTGGGTCATGGCAAGACGTGGCAGAAAGCCAAAAAGTCAGGAACAGAAGCTCCGCGATGCACTGGAGCGATCGAAGCCGCCTGAGCACATTCAGCGGAAGCGTTCCGAATGGTCCTTCGTCACCCCCACCAAGGGACCGGACGGACGACAAGGAGAGATCGATCAGGACGTGTGCGACGGCATCGGCATGTTCCACGCACTGGGTCTCCTGGACGGCCACCCCGTCGATGGACTGGAGCTGAGGAACATCGGGAGGGAGTGGCGCGACTTCTACTGCTCCATGCTTCGTAAACAGGGCTTCAAGGCCGGCGGATACGAGAGGATGGACCGCTCGATGGCCAAGGAGCCGCGCGTCAGTGAACGCCTGGACCGCATGGATCTTGCCTTGAGAGGTTTTGAGCGCAGCGTCCTGCAAAGCCTCTTGATCGATCCGGTGGTGGGTTCGTGGCCCCTCGGCGAAGAAAACGCCCCGTGGGTCCGGGCGCACATTGCGATGGGACTGCTCGAGCGTGGCCGCATTCCACCGGGAGTGACCCGCTTTCCCGATTGCGAGGATGACGCGAAGCTGGCGGCGGCGATCCGTGGGTTATTTTGTTTGTACGATGCTAGCTTGCCGGGACGGTATGAGCGCCGTGCTGCCTGAGCCTGTCATCATCGGCCGTGCAACGCTCTACCTCAGAACGGAACTAACCCACCAACTCACGCGTTCCGCATAAGTTCCGGATGCGGACACGATTTGTTCTTGACACCAGCCCAGATCTGTGCGATAATTAATACATGCTCAGAGTTGCGCCTACCGCGCACCTGATGCGCCGGGAACTAACGGGATCGTAAGACCGCCCGGCACCCCCATCGGCCGCTGACACCAAGAAACGGCGCGGTCGCCCCTGCGTCCCCAACCGAATGCACACACAGAAAGCCACTTGGCATCGCTGACGGCGCTGGCGTGACGCAGGGAAATATTCTGGAGGCGGAAATGTCCACCGCCCGCAAGGCCCTCATTGTTTCGGAGGCTCCCGTGACAGAGTTCGAGCACGGTGTGGCGGAGTCGATCAATAACCTCGCGGATGCCGTTCGGACTGTGGGCGCTGTCTTCGCTTCGGTTGCTGCTGGAATGAACACCGAGACGGTAGGCGACCAGCGCAACATGGCTGGCGTGATCTTTGCTGATGCCCAGGAGCGTTTCGTGGACGTGCTGAAGAAGCTCGATCCCAAGGAGCGCAAGAAGCTGGAAGCCTGGATCGACGGGCTGTGCAAGGGGAAGCGGTAGGGAATTCAACTTCCCACTTTTTCCCGCGACTTGCAATGATTTTTGGCTAAAAACCGCCATAAACGAGCGAATTCAAAGCGGGGGCAAGCGATGACACTTCGTCTGGTCTCCGACAACGAAGAGCCTGACAACACCAACCTTCCCGCGATGCTTCGCCAATATGCCAAGGACATCGAGTCCGGCGAGTTCGGCGACGTGACGATGGGCGTGTTGCTCTTGGAGACGGGGGACATCCTGCATCTCGGCGAAGAGATCAGCGCCTACGAGCTCATGGGACTGTTCGAGGCTGCCAAGCTCCAGGCTTTCGCGGATTTCGCGGCCGATGAGTAAGTGGATCGGACATCTCTGCACCGCACTGATCGCCGCCCAGCTCTACCTCGTCATTCAGGATGTGGCCGTAGCCTATGTCCGAAACCGTTCTAACTGAGCGCACAATCCGCAAGGCTTACGAGCGCGGGGTTGAAGACGCCATCGCCGTGCTCCGTGAGCATTGTGGGCGAGCAGACACCGAGTTGCTGGTCCGCGTGATCCGCCGCCGCACGACTGAACGCGCGTGACCGAAACCGCATTAGCTGAGTTCGCCGAGCAATTCGCACAATCACTCCTGAAACAGCCCACTCGCAAGAGAGCTGAAAGCGAGGGAAGATGGCCGCACGTCTTAGGCCGCATCACCAAGATGAAGTCCGGAACAAGATCCAGACCAGTCAGCTCATAAATCGCCTTACTTCTTATGCACTTGGCTGCACCATCGAGGAAGATGGAGAGAAGAAGGCCATCGAGCTTTCAACCGGCCAACTCAAAGCAATCGAGATATTGCTGAAGAAGAGCCTGCCTGACCTCTCAGCGATCGACTGGAGTGCATCAGACGGTTCCGTAGCCGAAGCGATCAAGGGCGCGCTGGCGTGGAAACCACAGCAGTAATCGAAAGCCCCTACGCCCCTCGCAAGGCGTTCATGGGCCTGCACACCAAAACACAACGCTGGGGCATTGCGGTCGCTCATCGACGCGCCGGCAAGACGGTCGCCTGCGTCAACGAACTCATCAAGGCTGCGGCGACATCCGAGAAGCCCAACCCGCGCTTCGCCTACATCGCTCCCCAACTTAATCAGGCGAAAGACATCGCTTGGAACTATCTCCTGGAGTATACTGATTGCTTCGGTTCCGAGAGGAAAGTGAATGCAAGCGAACTCTGGGTTGAGCTCCCCAACAACGGGGCCAGAATCAGAATCTATGGCGCCGATAACCCTGATCGGCTTCGCGGTATTTACCGTCTGGACGCAGGTCATTAGACCCGCGCTCAGTGATCGTAAGGGATGGGCGATCTTTATCGGCACTCCTAAGGGCAAAAACACCTTTCATACTCTGTGGACCCTAGCCGAAGACGACGAGGACTGGTTCCGCCTGATGCTTCGGGCGAGCGAGACCGGACTCCTCGACGCCAAGGAACTCACCGACGCTCGCAAGATGATGAGCGAGGACGAGTACGCCCAGGAATACGAGTGCAGCTTCGAGGCCGCGGTACGAGGTGCGTACTACGGTAAGGAGATGAACGATGCGGAAGCCGATGAGCCGAGTAGAATTTCAGCGGTTCCT